AGGGGCATCATTTAGGTCGACGAAACCGATGTTTTAGTTTTCACTATAATCCGTTTCTAACCGTAAATCCTAGGCGGGTGTCTGCTCAGGAGTGATCCTTTATCAATATAAACAACATATGAAACGAAATTTTAACAATTTTATTAAATTAAAATATAGCAAATATGTTGCTCGAATTGAGAATTATCTTATTATGTTAAGTGCTAAGGCCTTTAGAAATAAAGGTTCCATTTTAATCAAGCCCATTATTTCCTTGGCTAGATTAAATGGAAACAAAATTAATAAAAGTACTATTAAGGTAATCGTAAAGTATTTAAGAGATTGTTCGAGACTGGTGGAGAACTCGAATTTAAAATCTCTTGTAATTTACTTAAAAGTTTCCTCCATCATCTTGCAAAAGAGATTAGGAGGTGATTATCTTAAGGACCTAACACCTTTAGGATGTAGAATCAAACATTCCAAGGGTATCCCTTCCCTTATTCCACGCATGCATAGGAAGCGGATAGCTGCTGGAGATCTTAATATTATAAGGTTATGATTAACATTATTCGCGATATATCGGGTTATAGAGGTGAGACCAAAAATCTCACTTGACTCTATAACCAAGCCCGGTAAGGATTTTGTAATCCAAGTGGACTTTATCGAGTTCTTTTGAAATAATGTTTTAAAGGAATTTGGTAAGAACTTTTGACCCTCTTTCTCACTGGTTTGAAAACCATTTTCTCTTCATAAGAGTAGTCCTTGCGCTATTACTACTCAAATCGGAGAATCTTGAGAGAAAGATAAGAAAACAAAGAAGTTCTCTTGAAAACCTAATTATAAAGCTATGGCAACTTCCTTGCCTTCAATGGTTTCAACCATTGTTGCTTGAAGAGCCCATCCCGACTTATTGAAAATTCTTAAGTCTTGAATGGCTTTATCTAATTCAACTTGAAATTATAGTCGATTAGAATATTGGATTTCGGCCTTTTGATCAGGTTCATCACCCTATAGTGAATTTCATTATCCTACCAATGGTATCTGAATTTTTAGTAATAATTTTCTCTTAAAGATAGCTAGTCAGAGGGCTATCTTAGGAAAATTAGGCTACAAATTAGAAGCCGCTGGTAAGTTAAGGGTTTTCGCTATGGTGGATCCTATTACTCAATGAGTTTTAAAACCTTTACACGATTGGATTTTCTCCGTGTTAAAGCTCATCCCTATGGATGGGACCCATGATCAATTAAAGCCGATTAATCGATTATATCGAGAGAATAAATTTAAGGGTCTTTATTCTTTCGATTTATCCTCGGCCACGGATCGCCTTCCCGTGTCGATCCAGGAGTTATTATTGATACCCCTTTTAGGTGTCGAAGGTGCTGAAATGTGACGTAAATTACTTGTAGACCGTTTTTATTACCATCCAGTTAAATACTGAAAACATGGTAGTCTACAGACAGTAATGGTATGTTGTAAACCATTACTTAAAAAAGTAAAATATCAAGTCGGTCAGCCTATGGGAGCCTTGAGTTCCTGAGCATTACTAGCTATTACCCATCATTTCCTTATACAGTATTCTGCTTATAGAGCTGGTATTATAAGTAGAAACAACCCGTGATTATTCACGTGTTATGCTATATTAGGAGATGATGTTGTTATTGGTAATCGTAAAGTCGCCTTGTTTTATAGGCGTTTATGTAAACAAATTGGTCTTGGGATTTCTTTACCCAAATCGATTTCTTCACATAAAGGTACGGCATTAGAATTTGCTAAGCAAACCTTTTATAAGGGTAAAAATGTAACCCCTATTACTTTAAAAGGTTTTATCATGGCAAAAAATAATGTAGCTTCAATGTTTGATTTCATGCCGGCTCATTTAGAAGTAAAAGATCTTTTACTTATTTATGGGTATGGGTATAAAGCTTTATCAAAAATTCATTTTTCTTTTGATAAGCTTAATGCTCATTCACGGATGAGAGATAGGATGTTTACCTACTTGATATTGAAGGATACATCGCAAGGTATTCCTTTATCTAGGGCTATGGGACGAGTGTCCCTAAGGTCTTACGATGAAAATATCATTGGCGATTATGAACGTGGTTTCTTCTTTTATGAAGGATTATCTCAATTTTTTATAAAACCGCATAAATCCTTAATTGGATTGCTTAAGAAAATTAAGTCTAAATGCGATGTTTTAATTGAGTATAATTGACAATTTCCTGAAACCTTGATGAGGTTAGGAGGTCTTAGCCCTCTTACGGATCTTAACGATAAGAACTGTAAGACTCGGGTTATTAAAGAGACCAACTCTTGATTAACTAAAGAGTTAATTGTAAACCGTTCGGACGCAGAGGTTCATAACCTCGCTCCCTTTTTATTAGAAACTGAGGATCATGTTGCAAAGCTGAAATCTATATACCAAAAGGTTACAGTTTTGTCTAATGATCTTCACTTTCGGAAGAAATCTAATTATTTAGAAAGAATTATGGAATTAGAGACGGAATATTCTCTAGTTCCTAGTGAGTCATATAATACTCCTAAAGATGCTCTCCTCAATTCTGAGTGAGGACGTCTTATAAAAGCTTTCCATAATAGGTATAAATCTTCTAAGGTTTCTAATAAAAGGTAGCACTAAGGTCGGTGATTTATTGCATTTGGTGTTGCTTTGCAATGCTTTAGTCATCTGATCGGAAGCGTTCCCACACTTCGTCACAAGATTTGTACTTTTATATAAACGATTTTGTTCGTAACATAATGAATTGTATTTGAGCAACGTCTC